ATGGCAACATTTAAAGCAGTGGTGTTTCAAGGTGGCCGTCATCTGAAAAAAGATGGCACTACCAATGTTAAAATAAGGGTCTATCATAACAGTTCGGCCCAGTATATTCCTACAGAATATTTCATAGAGCCTGATTTGATGAATGAGGACGGTTCAATATCTTCATTATCAGCTAATAGCGAGAATTTGAACTATGAAATAACCAATCTGGTGCAGAAGTATCGTGGCGCATATATAAAGCTTGGCAGTACCCGAACGGCAAAAATGAGCTGTTCGGAGTTAAAAGAAGAAGTATTGAAAATAGCTTCTCCTGAAAGTGAATTTATTGATTTTGTGGAATTTGCAAGAGGAATTATAACAAAAACAGTTAAAAGAAAGACTGCCAATTGGTATGAGTCATCCCTTAATGCTTTTATAGCTTTCTATGGTTCTGAGCGTATTGATGCCAAGGATATAAAATCGAAAACTCTGGAAAGTTTTAAAGAATACCTTGAGAATCGGGTAATCATAGTGAGGAGTAAAGTTGACGGGGTGGCTGATGTGCAGCGGAGAATGGAGCCGGGTACAGTCAATAATTACCTTCGCGGTATCCGTTCTTTGTACAACAAGGCAAGGAAGCATTTCAATAATGAAGATTATGATATAATACGTATCCCGAACAATCCTTTTTCCCGTATTGTGATACCGGAGTATATACGGAAACGGAAAAGCCTGCCGATAGATGCCATTAAAAGGATTAGGGATGCCCGGTTTGATAATCCACGTACAACCATGGCACGTGATGTCTTTATGATGTTGTTCTACCTGATGGGTATTAACATGAAAGATTTTTTCTCTTTGGCCAACGAGACTTACGGCAGGGTTGAATATAGGCGCTCAAAAGAGACGACGATAGATAACAAGAGTTATGTACCTTTATCTGTAAGGGTGGAACCGGAGTTGCGCCCTCTGCTTGATTATTATAGCAATGGTACATTCTTGTCTTATTTCCGTATGAGATATACCGACTATAATAATTTCCTGAAAGCGGTCAATAAGGAGCTGAAGTTGGTTTCCAAGCAGCTTGGATTAGGGGTACAACTATCTACCAACTGGGCCCGCCATAGTTGGGCAAGTATAGCAAGAAATAAAGCCGGGATAGCCAAAGCGGATGTTGATTTTTGCCTTGGGCACGTGAACAATGATTTTAAAATGGCAGATATCTATATTGATATTGATTATTCCATTTGCGACAAGGCAAATAGGGCTGTTTTGGACCTTTTGAAGAAAAATGAATAAAAAAAGTCTGAAAAAGTTTGTTGTGAAATAAACTCTTTCTATATTTGCACCGAGCAATTGGTTACGAGCTGGATAAAATACTATATTTATCCGGCTTTTGCTGTTTATAATATATTGAAAACAGCATTTTTCACTTCTAACACATTCTTCTCTTTACTATGTGCCATAAAACAAATGACACATGGAAATACTTGTTTCAAAAACAGCATTATTAGACAAACTGAAATCAGTAGGCAGAATCATTCAGCCAAAGAACACATTGCCGGCTTATGACAATTTTTTGTTTGTCATTGACGAATCAGGCTTTATTCAAGTAACGGCCGGTGAGGAAGGTGGCCGCATATCTACCAATGTGGATGGCAAGGCGGATTTCGTAAACCGTTCTTTTCTGGCAAATGCCAAGACATTATTGGATGGTTTAAAAGAAATGTCCGAACAGCCTTTAACCATTTCCATTTATGAAAAGGAAATGGTAGTCAAGTACGCAAACGGAAAATTCACCATGCCTATTGAGGATGGCAAGCAATATCCGGAAATGAATATTGATGATAGTAGTCATTCGTTTCTGCTATCAGGTAATGACTTGCTGTATGGGGTTCGCCAAGTTCAGTTCTGCAGTGCAAATGACGAACTTCGTCCTACGATGAACGGAGTCTATTTTGACATAGATTTGGAAAAGACTTCTTATGTCGGTACAGATGGCAGTCGGTTGGCAATGGTTGAACTGCCGGCTTCATATACACGTAAGGAACGCGCCGGATTTATTCTTCCGAGCAAGTTTGCAAAATTGCTTTCCAATCTGGTTCCGGAAGATTGCTTGGAATTGGAAGTAAAAGTGAATAGAACTAATGTTCAGTTTGATTTTGACTCTTATCGGCTTGTGTGCCGAATGATAGAAGGACGATATCCCAATTACCGAGCGGTCATTCCTCAAAATCAGTCCAAGAGAGTAGTTCTAAAAAGAAATGACTTATTGGCGGCTTTAAAGCGTGTTTCGGTATTCTGCAATATCTCTTCCTCTTTGGTTGTCCTAAAATTCGATAAGAGCTCTCTGCTTATAACTGCCCATGATTTCGATTTTTCCAAGTCTGCGGAAGAAACTGTGATTTTGCAGGATGGGTGTGAAGCCATTGAGATAGGGTTTAAGAGCGGTTTCTTGATAGAACTTGTGAATAGTATTCCCTCAGAAGACATTTCTATATCCATGACGGACCCGTCAAGAGCGGCTGTTTTATCTCGCTGCGATGAAGAAGAACGCAGCCTTACTTACTTATTAATGCCGATGTCTATAAATAATTAATGCTATGGAAAAAACTAAAACACCCAAACAGATCATCCAATCGTATTTGGAAGAACGGGCGAAGAATGACCCTCTTTTCGCTAGTGTATATGCGAAACCTAATAAGAATATAAACGAATGTTTTGATTATATTCTTAGTGAGGCAAAGAAACGCGGTAATGCCGTATGTATGTCTGACGATGAGGTTTTCGGTCTTGCAGTACATTACTATGATGAAGACGACATTAAAGTTAGTAAGCAGACCAATTACAAAGCAGCCACTTCTCAGGCACCTAAAAGTGATGTGGGTGCTGCACCTCAAAAAGAAACCGGTTGTCCGGAAAAAATGAATAGCAGGCGTAAAGGAAAGAAAAACGAATCATCTTCTTTGCAATTCTCATTATTTGAAGGATTATGAAACCGAGAACGAAATTACAATTTAGGGTAGTTGGTTTGAGTAGCCAGCTACCCGATATAAAAAGTATGATAACTGAGTGGGCTAATAATGATTGTCTGGACCATATAGGATATGCTACCAAGTCCCGTGTCGTATGTATGGAGTGTGGAGAGCGTTTTTCTACAGAACTTGTAAATCGCAAGCGTGCCGTTTGTCCTCATTGCGGTGCATCCTTAAAAATAGAATGGTCGAGGAAACGTACTAATCAGCAATTTATAAGGATAGGAAAGGCAGATATATGTGAAGAGTTCCAGGTTATCCGATGCTTTGAACTATATGCTTATTATCGTGAAGGCAGGGAACCTCATTATTTTATTCGGGAAGTGCTTCAACATTGGATTAAAGACGATGGAAAACGGGAAGTGATGGCTCTTGCAAGAAATACAGGCTGTAGTGGTTGGTGTGGAAATCTTGAAATTCGTAACAAGACTGTAGGATCGTATTATAGTATCGGAGATAATGATGTTTACTGTGATAAATACCATCCGGATTCTGTATTCAAACCGCAATACACAAGGATGGGAATAGATTACAGACTTCATGGACTGTCATTTCTTGATGCAATTAATGCCATTCCTGTTAATCCTAAGCTCGAAACGCTTCTTAAAGCAAAGCGGTATGATTTATTGAGTCATTGGTACAGTCTTCGTTATAAAGTAAGCAGCTATTGGCCTTCTATAAAAATCTGTCTTCGGAACAAGTATAAGATAAAGGATGCTTCGATGTGGTTTGATTATTTGGACTTGCTGACACGTTATCATAAAGACCTGCATAATGCTTACTATGTTTGCCCTACGAATCTGAAAAGAGCCCATGACTTATATGTAGCAAAGAAAAAGCGTGATGATGAAAAGGCACGCAAGGCACGTGATATGCAGCGTTTGCTTGAACTTAAGAAATATGCCGAAGACTACATTAAGGAGAAATCGAAATTCTTTGATTTGAAACTGTCGGATGGTAAGATTGTGGTGATACCGTTGAAAAGCCTTGAGGGATTTAAGAAAGAAGGAGAAATTATGCACCATTGTGTCTTCTCAAATGAATATTTCAAGAAGAAGGATTCTCTTATCCTTTCTGCCCGGATAGGCAAGAAGCATATTGAAACGGTTGAAGTTAATTTAAAGACACTCAGTATAGTTCAGTCCCGTGGTGTCTGCAATAGAAATACAGAATACCATGATAGCATAGTAAAGCTGGTGAATAATAATATGAATTTGATACAGAAGTGCCTAGAGAAGGTTGCATAATTAGATAGTGTAATAATGCCAAGAATTAGAACTATAGTTCCGGAATTTTGGGAAGATGAAAGATTTTCGAATGTATCTCTTCCTGCTTGGCTGCTTTATATCGGCATGAAGAACTTTGCTGATGATAGCGGCGTCATTCTTGCGAATGAGGTTATCATTAAGTCGAAAGTTTTTCCTGCCCGCGAAGATATTCGTAAGCAGCAGGTTTCTGGGTGGCTGAAAGAGCTGATTGAGAACTCCGTCCTTGTACCTTTTACATACGAGAACAAAAGCTACTACGTGATGGACTTTTCCAGCGAACGCATCGACAAACCGCAAAAGTCAAAAATTCCGGAAGAAGTTATAGAAAAGGCTCTTTTTTCCGCCCAAACAGGAAATTCGGGAACATTCGAGAATATTCCCGAAGAATCGGGAACGGTAGAGAATATTCCTGCTGGAAAGGATAGGAAAGGAAAGGATAGGAAAGGAGAGGATGGGAGTATTACGCGCACGCGCGAGGAGCCCCCACCCTCTGAGAGTGAGAATTTTAAAAAGTTCAAGGCTTGGATTGATGCAAACGCTCCTAATGTGGGTAAATTGAAGGAGCCGTTTACAGAAGCCCAGTTTGAACGGATAAAACAAGATTTCCCCATTGAGGTAATCGAGAATACTTTGCGCTCCATGCACAATTACCGTGAGTTGTTGAAGAAATACATCAGTGCAAATTTGACATTCCGAAAATGGGCAAAAAAGGATATGGAAGATGGAAAATACAGAAAGACAACTGGTGGCGGTACGGCAGCCGGGGGAAGCTCGAATGTTAGCGACGATTACAAAAGAAACATTCTTGAGAGAATTCTCGGTTCCGGCGGTACAGGTGGCATGCAGGGCGGTTAATTCTTATCCGGCTGTGTTCACAAGTAACACGCCTTCCCTATCGGAGATAGAGCAGGCATACGGTTACGATTGCCTTCAGGCATATCTGGAGGGATGGATTGTAAATCTGCGTGAGTTTGTGAATGTAGGCAAGAAGATGACGGATGCCCAAACTTTTGAAACTGCCATGATAATCTTGCAGGATTATAAGTTTCTGACTATAGCAGATATAAATTTGCTCTTTAAGCGTGCTAAAAGCGGATATTACGGCAATTTATATGACCGATTGGACGGGCAGATAATACTTGGGTGGTTTCGCAGGTATTTTTCCGAACGCTGTGATGCAGCTGAGGAAGAATCTATAAATGAAGCTTCCAGATATAAATCAGACCCTTATGATAGGAGCTGTGAACGGTTATCGGAACGTGAGCATGAATTTAAGAAATGGAGAATGAAACACTTTACAGATGGAAGAAGATAAAAGATACAGGCTGTTAGCATTTTTGATTATGGCTACTGTGATTGTTTGTACGGTGTTTTACTTTGGATTGTATTGGTATTTAAATTATCTAATAGCAAAATTATGAAAGCGATATTAAAAGCGACTGGAGAAACAGTGGAGGTTAATTCTTCAGGTACGATGACTATTTCATGTGGAGCATACCGTACGAATGACGGTCGGACGCTACCGGCTACAACACTCGAATTTGAAAGGGTTATAGACTGGGAACAACGCAGGTATGAACTCATAAAGGAACTGTTCCTGAAATGGACGGGTATTGATGATATTAAGAGGGAAGTCATCATACAAGAACATATCAGAATATGCGTACAAACAGCGGACGCCCTTCTTGCGGAATTGAAGAAAGGTAAGACATAAAAAAAGCGGCCGATACACCACTACCGACCGCCAATAAGCTATAAAGCTTTCTTAGAACACACAAAGATAACAACTTTATAGCTTATGGCAAGTGCATTAGTAGAAAAATATATAGGACGGAGATATGAACGCTGGTTGGACTATGCGGTCTATCATTGTGGCTTGGCCGGTATTCCGGATGAGGCTAACGACGTGTTGAATGAGGTGCTTTGTTCTTTGCTGCAAAAGGATGATGCTAAACTGCAGCAACTTCTTTCCGCAAAGAAAAACGGCTGTACGGAATTGGATTTCTTTGTGTTGAAGATGATAAAACTGAATGTAACTTCAGACACTTCACCTTATCGGAGCAAATATCGTCCAATGCCGGTGGATCAGAACGTGGACTATTCGCGGTTGGAAATTGAGGATGTGAAAGAAGAATCGGTTGATAAGAACGAACTTCTTCTTAGTCGTTTCCATCAGGTACGCGATGTATTGCAGGATTTGGACTTGAGTCCTTTGGCGCGAAGGGTCTTTGAATATCGTTTTTTTGAAGATGCAAATTTTTCGGACTGGCCGGGGAAGGAATCTTTAAAACAGCTTTATGAAATCTATAACAAAGTACAGGAACTGATTCGAAAGAAAATTGCAGGGGAGTCTATATTTTAATCGAAAAACGAAATTGCTATGTCTAAAGTAAGTGAGATTAAGTTAGACCCCCGCAATTATCGTATTCATGGAGAAGAAAATAAACGTCTTATTCGTAAGAGCCTTACGGAGTGTGGGGCCGGACGTTCTATTCTTGTGGATAAAAACGATATTGTCATTGCCGGGAATGGTGTCTATGAACAAGCCCAGGAACTTGGGTTAAAAGTGCGTGTTATCGAGTCTGACGGTACGGAATTAATCGCTATTAAGAGAACCGACCTATCAACAAAAGATGAAAAGAGGAAGCTGTTGGCATTGGCTGACAATCGTGCTTCCGATTCCTCCCAATTCAATTTTGCCGCTATTGTAGAAGATTTCTGCTTGGAAGAACTCAATGATTGGAATATGGACCTGCCATTTGATGAAATTCCTACCGATATTGAGGGCTTTTTTGAAGGTGCTGATAAGGCAGAGCATAAAAAGAAAGTATTGGTTTGTCCATATTGTAACAAAGAGATAGAGGTATGATTCTTTACCTTGCTGGGTACAAGCCATGTGCCAGAAGATGGTGCATGGATACATCGGATATATATCTTCTTAGTTCCTTTTGGGAACACAAATCCGGCAGATATGGCAGCTATGTGCTCCAAGAAAAGCATATTCTTGATAGTGGCGCTTTTTCTGCCTTTTCTGGAAAGAATAATGGATTTGACTGGGATAGTTATGTAAGGAAGTATGCTGATTTCATTCTCAAAAATAATATCCAAAAGTTTTTTGAACTTGATATTGATGTTGTTGTCGGGTTGCGTAAGGTTGAATATTACCGTCGTTACTTGGAAGATAAGACAGGGCGGAAACCTATTCCCGTGTGGCATGCTTCAAGAAAAAGGGATTATTTTCTACGTATGTGTGAAGAATATCCTTATGTGGCTATCGGTACGACTTCCGCAATGGAAGAAGGTAGAAGAATCAGAAGGAATCCTATGGTTTTGAAATGGTTTATAGACCAAGCCCATAGTGCCGGTGTCCGTATTCATGGGCTTGGCTTTACAAGCTCCAAGTATCTTCCATACCTCAAGTTTGATAGTGTTGATAGTACGACATGGCTATCCGGAGCCCGATATGGACAGATATATAAGTTTGATAACGGTCAGATGCAATACTACGATCCGCCAAAAGGAATGAGAGCCAGGCATCATGATTTAGTGAATAGACATAATTTTAATGAATGGGTAAAATTTCAAAAGTATGCAGAAGAGTTCTTATGAAAAGAAAGTCCTCCTATATTCAGGGGGCATGGATAGCTGGCTTATAGACAAGATTTGGAAGCCTGATGTGAAATTATACGTGGATATGGGCACAAAGTATTCACAAGAGGAAATAAAGCGCCTTCCTGCTGATGTTGTAGTGGAGAAACTAGACCTTTCCAAGTGGGAACGGGAAGATAAGATAATTCCGTTGCGGAATATGTACCTTATCGGGATTGCCACTAATTATGGGAATGAAATTTGTCTAGGTGCTACGGCTGGGGATCGGGTGCTTGACAAATCTCCGGTATTTGCTGATATCTATGAGCAGTTATTAAACTACCTTTATCAGAAACAGCATTGGACGGAAGAAAGGAAAATCAAAATAAATCTGGATTTCAAACGATACACAAAGGCTGAACTCGTTAGGGCTTTTGTTGCGCAAGGTGGCGATATGGATGAGGCCTTTACTTCATCGTTCAGTTGTTATACTCCGGAGCATGGGAAAGAATGTTGGAGTTGTAAACCGTGTTTCCGCAAGTTTATAGCCTTTGCCCTGAATGGCTATCCTTTTACTGAAGATATTATAGATAGGAATGTATCTTACATCAGAAAAGAAATTCTTCCTTTGATAGAATCCGGAACTTATGGTCGGAAACAAGAAGAAGATGAAATAATGCAGGTATTGTCATTTTATAAATAGTTATTATGTACACAGTTAGAAAACGTATTGAAATATCAGCTTCACATAGTTTGAAGTTGTCTTACGAGAGCAAATGCGAGAATTTGCATGGGCATAATTGGATAATCGTGGTTTGGTGTCGGGCAAAACAGTTAAATGATGATGGTATGGTTGTAGATTTTACCCACATAAAACAAAAAATTCAGGAACAGTTGGACCACCGTAACTTAAATGAAGTGCTTTCATTTAATACGACAGCGGAGAATATGGCAAGATGGATTTGTGAACAAGTTCCGGCATGCTTTAAGGTAATGGTGCAGGAGTCGGAAAATAATATAGCATGGTATGAAAAAGGTAAATGAAATATTCTACAGCATACAGGGGGAAGGTTATCATACCGGAACCCCGGCTGTTTTTGTCCGTTTCTCCGGATGTAATTTGAAATGTCCTTTCTGTGATACGCAGCATGAAGACGGTATTTTGATGTCCGATGAGGAAATCTTGTCGGAAGTAGGGAAATATTCGGCAGTGATGGTAATACTGACGGGTGGAGAACCTTCGCTTTGGGTTGATAGGGAGTTTGTAGACCGTCTGCATCGGATGGGTAAATATGTCTGTATAGAAACTAACGGGACGCGCTCCTTACCGAATAATATAGATTGGGTGACTTGCTCGCCGAAAGAAGGAAGTAATGCTATTGTTGTTAATCCTCATGAAATAAAAGTAGTCTATACTGGGCAGGATTTATCAATCTATGAAGAAATGACAGCAGCCGTGTATTATTTACAACCATGCTCTTGTCAGAATACAGAAGAAGTTATTGATTATGTAAAAAAGCATCCCAAATGGAAACTAAGCCTGCAGACCCAAAAGATATTGAATGTGCGATAAGAAATATCCTTTCGTACATTGGTGAGAATCCTAATCGAGAAGGACTTGTTGGCACTCCGGATCGTATTTTAAGGATGTGGAAAGAGATATTTCGTGGATATGACCCTGAACAAAAGCCAAAGATTACTGTATTCCCGAATGGCAAGGATGGTTTATCTTGTGGTAGTGTTGTGTCTGATTCCGGTACATATTATTCTATGTGCGAGCATCACATGATGCCTTTCTTTGGTAAATATTGGTTTGCATATATCCCTAATCCTAAAGGAAAGATTCTTGGCATTTCTAAAGTGGGCCGTGTGGTAGATTACTGCGCTGCCCGCTTACAGATACAAGAAAGATTGGCGCAAGATATTGTTGATATGATAAGGAATGCACTTGGCGATGAATATCCACCTTTAGCTATAGGTATAGTATTGGAGGGAGAACACTTGTGTAAAACCATGCGTGGGGTAAAAAAACAGGGAAAAATGCGTTCTTCTTTCTATTTTGATAATGGAGGCTTGCCCGAATTAAAGGATGAGTTGTCTCAATTTGTCAGTTTTGGTTAGTTATTGGTTATGACAGAAAAGAAGAATTCAGCAGAAAAAAAGAAAAGAGGACGTAAATCGGATTACAAAGAAGAGTATTCCGATCAAGTCCTTAAACTCTGTCTGCTTGGTGCGACAGATAAAGAAATTGCTGAATTCTTCTCTGTTTCAGAACAGACAATCAATAGTTGGAAAAAGAAATATCCTGAATTTCTTGAGTCCTTAAAAAAAGGAAAGAATTTGGCTGATGCCAATGTAGCTTCTCGTTTGTATAATCGTGCTATTGGTTACTCATGTAAAGCAACCAAATTCGCTACATCTGACGGGCGTATAACTGACCAAAAGGAGTATATAGAACATTATCCACCGGACACAACGGCTGCAATATTTTGGTTAAAGAACCGACAGCCGGAAAAATGGCGCGACCGTAAAGAAGTTGATACCAATGTGAATTTAGGTGATGAACTTGAAAGTATGACCGATGAACAGTTAATAGCTATAATACGTGGCGAACAAGAGTAAAAGCAACCGGGAAATTCTTATAAAGCGTGCGAAGGCAGTAACAATTCTTCGCAAGCGGGAAGCTCAGAAAGATTTCTGGGCTTTCTGTTTATACTATGACCCGAAGTTTTTTGCAAAGCGTTTATTCCTGAAGAAAGTTGCAGAAGCTTTTATGCGTGTATATGAGTCATACTCTGCCGGCATAATCTATCGTCTTGCAGTAAGTATGCCGCCACGTGCAGGAAAGTCTTATATTTCATCTTTGTTTATCGCATGGATGCTTGGGCATTTTCCGGAAGAATCAGTTATGCGTAATTGCTGTTCTGATACATTGTACAATAAACTTTCCTATGATGCCCGTGATATTGTGAAGTCCAAACGTTTTCATGAGATATTTCCGGATATTTATCTTAAAGGTGATAAACAGAATGTGAAGAGCTGGAATGTTGAAGGAGCCCGTCAGGTTTCTTATTTTGGCGGTGGTGTTGGTGGAACTGTTATCGGTTTCGGTGCGTCCATGCTCGCCATGACGGACGACTTGTATAAGAGCTTGGAAGATGCCTTATCTGATAATAATAATGAAAAAGTATGGTCATGGAAACAAGGTACACATGATTCTCGTATAGAGGGTAACTGTTGTCTTATTGACATTGGTACACGTTGGTCTGCCAATGATGTACTTGGGCGTTTGGAAGAAGCAGGGAAATATAATGAAATCATCCGTATTGCGGCTCTTGATGAAAACGAACGTTCTTTCTGTGAAGATGTACATACGACAGAGTATTATCTTGAATTACGCTCGGAAACGGATGAAAGCATTTGGATGGCCGAGTATATGCAAGAGCCGTTTGAGGCGAAAGGATTATTATTTCCGAAGTCTTCTCTTATGCGTTTTAAACTTGCTGATATTGCAGGTAAAAGGCCGGATGGTGTTATCGGTGCGTGTGATACGGCCGATAAGGGGGATGATGATTTTTGCGCTCCGTTTGCAAAGGTATTCGGTCAGAAATATTTCATTACCGATGTGTTGTTTACAAAAGAACCTGTGGAAGTTACAGAACCACATTTGGCACAAATGGTGATAGATACGGAATGCGACCAGTTGCGTATCGAGTCAAACAATGGTGGGCGTATATTCGCTATCAATGTGCGTAAACTTGTTACCACGAAAAGAAAATCCTGCCTTATCCAAGCGCGTCCTACTACTCAGCATAAAGAAACTCGTATTCTGATGAAAGCCGGCTGGATAAAAAAGCATTGCGCATTTCTTGATGAAACAGAATACACTAAAGGCTCTGACTACGGACGCTTTATGAAAGCTCTTACAAACTATAAGCGTGAGGGGGATAATGCTCATGATGATGCACCGGACGGATGCACCATTCTTGCAGAGTTTGCCGAGTCAATCGGACTGAATTTCAAAAAATCAACGCGCAAAGTAGGACGCGGATAAAATTACTACATAAAGAATGTTGTGATTATATCCCAAATAAACCATAATAATAGATTTTCTCTACTTTGTTCTTGATATAAGAACCATTTGATTGTATTGGTTATTCTTTTAAGTCTTTTCATATTCTTCTTTTTTGAAGAATAGAGTTTTTGTATGTATGGTAGGTGATTTATAGTTGAGGTGAAATACAATAGGGGGATATATTTTAAGAGAAAAGTATATGCCAGGAATATCCGAAATATTGAGTAATGACGACTTTTCTCGAATAGTCAGTGATTTATGTGTAGATACCATAGAAGATAGAGACCCCAAAGAATATTTGGAGGAATATAACGGAGAACGTCGCCGTCGTAAAACTTCGGTAGGTTTCCGTGAACCTAAAAAAGTGGCTGTATATTCAGATACAGAGTTTGAAACAGATCCAAATACCGGCGAAGAAAAGCCCAAACGTTTGGAAGATAAGACAGTGCCGGTTGCTAAGATTGTAACTAATATCCCAAAGAAGATAGTACGTACAGCAGCAGCTTTTTTATTCGGTGGGGATATGATTGTATCGGCAGATAATATGGATGATGATAGCTTGCAAGACTTCAAGCAGGTATTTGTCCGTAAGCTTAAGATGAAATCAGTCTTTATGAGATTTGCTCGTATTGTACTATCTGAAACCAAAGGGGCGATTGTCTTTTATCCTGTAACGAAAAGCAATATTAAGGGAACGGATAAGGATGGAAGTCCTATCTTTAAAAAAGAAGTCGTATTAAAAGCCAAGATATTATCAACACCAAAGGATGATAATGTAACCAATGAATTTTATCCGCATTTTGACGATGATGATGATATGGATGGCTTCATTCATAAATACACAACTATGGTTAATGGCAGAAGTTGTGAATGCGTGAAGATTTATACCGCTAATGAGATTATAACCGGAATCAATGATGAGCAGTGGGTTATAACAAAGGATAAGAATCTATTCGGGAAAATACCAGTTGTCTATGCAGAGGTAGACCAACCGGACTGGGAAGATATAGCAGTTCTTATGGATGCGTATGAAATGCGCCTTTCTCGAATGTCAGATACTAATGACTATTTTGGAGACCCTATGCTAAAGACTTACGGCCAGACCAATTTACCTTCAAAGGAAACGGTGGGAAAGGAGTTGAATTTCTCCATGGAAGTGGACCCGGATACTGGAACTGCTTATCATGGTGATGCAGAATATTTATCCTGGCAGCAGTCTATTGATTCTCAGAAAGAGGAAATCGCAAACGAAAGGCATGAGATATTTTCCGGTGCTTCTTGTCCTGACCTCTCCTTTGATAACCTTATCGGTATAGGTGATTTATCCGGAGTGGCTCGTGAGTTTATGACTATTGACGCAAAGATAAAAGCTACGGAACAGATGGAAATATTCGGTCCGGTGGTACAGCGTTGTGTGGCAATCGTGCAGGCTGGTATGGCTCGTATTTCCCATATCAAAAACGCTGACGCAATAGAGGGAAATTATTTCGAGGTGAAGTTCGGCTCAATCTTGCCCAAGAACCTTACAGAAATTTTGCAGAACTTGGCTATTGCAAACGGTAATAAGCCTATCAATTCGCAAGAGACTATCACTGCAGAATCTCCCTATACAAAGAATGCCAAACAAGAGACTGCAACCATGAAGAAAGAAGAAAAAGAAATGGCACAAAACAGCAATCCTTTTGGTGCTACATTTCCTGCTAATCCAGATGAATGATGAAACGTAAAGGGCTTTCCTTTTATGATAGTCAGCATTTGCAAAAAATGTTGGTGCAGCAAAATGATATAACAGCTATCTTTAATCGTTTTATTGCTGCTATTTCCCCTTATCTTCAACAATGGGCAGATAAGGGGAAAGATAGTGTATGGGTAAGAAACCAGTCAATAGAAAAACGTATTGATAGGGAGTTGGTAAAGTTACAATCTGACCTACTTGCCAATATTACTCAATTCCAAATGGACGCATGGAAACGTTCTGAACTAAAGAATGATGATTTTATTTCAAGGTATATTGAGGGATTGGCTATCAGTACAGCTATAAAAGAAGGGCTGTTTGCTCATAATGCCAAAGCTATGTTGCAGCTAAAAAAAGGTATGGATATTAGGGGAAATGCCTTATCTGACCGTGTGTGGAATATTGCGGAGCTGGCAAAAGAGCAACTGGAGTATTATCTTGCATCCGGAGTATCGGTAGGCCGTAATGCCGGGCAGATAGGCCGGGATGTACGCCAACTTCTTAAAGAGCCGGACAAACGTTTTAGGCGTGTGCGTGATGCAAATGGGAAACTGATTTTATCTCAGCCTATGAAGAATTATCATCCGGGCCAAGGTGTGTACCGTAGTGCAAGCATGAACGCATTGCGATTATCCTCTACGACAACCAATATGGCTTATCGTGCAGCAGATTATGAACGATGGAATGGTCAGGACTTTGTTTTGGGCATAGAGATAAGACGGTCTGATAGTAATCGAGGACCGTGTGCACTTTGTGATTCAATGGTTGGCAAATATCCGAAAACATTTAAATTCACAGGGTTTCATCCATTTTGCATTTGTTATGCGACTCCAATAGTTATGGAACCGGAAGATTTGGCCGAGTATTTGGTAAATGATACGATACCGGAAGAACTTGTTGTGAAAGATATACCTCAATCGGCTAAAGCTTGGGTAAACAAGAACCTTGAAAGGGCTAAAGGATGGAGCAATGAACCCTATTTTATTCGTGATAACCGGCAGTTCTTTGGAGAGTTGAAAACCAATATTTATACATTGGAAGAAAAGAAGTTTACCCGCACAAGAAGCACATCTGTATCGATGCAGCGTGCTATTGATTTTCTTTCAAAGGAATATCCGAATATTTCTAATACAAGGTTGGCTGCTATACATCATTATACTAAAGCCGGAGGTAACTATCGACAGTTAAATAAACAGTTGTATAATGATAACCTTAGCGAGTTTAATAAAGCTGCCGCAATACTTATTCGTGAGGGATTGGATTTGTTGCCAACATTTAAAGGTATTACATATCGTGGTACTATAATAAAGCGAAAGGAATACGAAGCCTTGTATAAGGACAAAAAAGAGGTTGCCCACAAGATATTTACGTCATGTAGCAAATCGCCGGAAATAGCTGATATGTTTGCGAGTTATCGCCCTTTGAAAAGAAATGAAGTGAGCATAGTTTTTACGATTCAGGGTAAAAATGGAAAGGATATATCGAAAATCTCGGAATTTAACGGTAAATTTGTAGAGATGAACCAATACGAGGTTCTCTTTACAACTGATACAAGATTTGAGGTCGTCTCAATATTGGAGTTGGAAGATGAGATTAATATTGAATTGAAAGAATTATGACAGATAAAGTTAAAGTTCCGGAAGTTACAGATGAGCTTCGCCGGTATTGGAAAGAAAGGTCGGAAAGAATTCTCAGAAATTACGAAACAGGAAAGTATGATGAGAATAACAAAGTAATGATGGCTTCCGTAAGTTGGGCAAGGTTAAGCATGGAGGAAAAGGAAGAGGGATATAAAAAGTATTACTTTATGTTTGACCGCTGGCAGGCGGAAGCTGATGCCATGTGTGGATATGATAAAGACGATGAAGATTAGTATTTAAAGTTTATTTGAATATAGGCTATCCGGGTGTGGGTAGCCTTTTTTTATGGTAAAAATCCTGCTCCAATATATTTTAAAGCAAAAAGACTATGGAAATTTTAGTTGCAATTAAAAAAGCCTTAAAGAAAGCAGGTATTCCAGAGAAATATGCTGCAAAGGTAAAAGCCTTGTTTAATATTGAGAGCGAGGAAAATCTGGAAAACTATGTCTCTCTTTTTAAGGATAACATTCTTCCGGATTTGGAAGCAAGCGAGCAGAACAATCAGAATGTTATCAATAATGCTATTGCTGAATATGAAAAGAAGCATGGTCTGAAAGATGGCAAGCCTATAGAGGGAAAGGGCAAAAAAGGGAAGAAAAACAAAACGGTCGTTGACGACGATGACGATGATGTAGATGATGATTTGGATGATCTTCCGCCTGCTTTCAAAAAGATGCTTCAAGCCCAGCAAAAGCAAATCCAGACCTTGACGGATAATATTTCCACCTTAACAAAAACCGTTTCCGATTCCGGCAAAAACGCGTCTGCTAAGGCATTGTTTGATACAGCCAAGTTGCCGGAAAAATGGTTTAAGCGTATTGATGTAAATTCCGAAACATCTGTAGAAGAACAAATTAAGGAGCTTCAAGAAGAATATAAGGAAATTCGCCAAAGCGCAATATCCGATGAAGTGGATGCAGGCAATTATCGCCCGTATGTAGCACAGCCAAAAGACCGGACAGAAAAGGAATGGTTGGAAATCATGAATAAAGATGAGGGTACTGGGGATTCCAACGGGGTTGCCAGTCTCGGTATTGATTAATAATTAATCCATTGTAGCTATGTTTTTTAAGAAAGAAAAAGAATTTCAGTACCATCCTGCGGTCATAAAAATGCTCGAGGATGTTGTCGGTGGCGGTACCATTGTTCGCGCTGATTTAAGAACTGCGATTTTTGATGGTATGCCATTGGACGAATTGCCGCCATATTGTATTGTCGGCAAAGATGAAAATGGAGGGTATCGTGTAATCAAGACTGCTTTGGTTACAGAAGCCTTGGAAGCAGAGGGAACAACTGTAAAAGTCAATAAAAGCCATCTGTTTGCTGTTGGGGATTTTGTTACCGTTGGAGGGGGCTTAAAAGGTGCATCCGATAAGATTACAGCCATAGACAAGAGTAATGCCGGATATGATGTTATTACTCTTGAAGCCACGATTGGCACAGCAAAGGTAGGTCAAGTATTGGTCGGGGTAAAAGAGAAGACTACGGCAGGAAAGGCAACCCTTGTTACAAGTTCATCTGAGTTGGTGATAACCTTGTCAAAAGTTGATTTGACTGTTGCTAACCAATCATGCGGCTTAATGGTGCGTGGAACCATTAGTGAAGGTAATATGCCCTTTCCTATCGATGCAGGCTTGAAGGCTTTGATGCCGTTAATCAGATTCGTAAACAAGAAATCATAATTGATTTATGGAAAGAAGTTTAATTAAACAAGTAAACAAGAAAAACATGAGCGCCCGTTTAAACTCGCGCCATGTAAAACCAATGTATTACCCTAATTTCTTTACTCCCAAAAGGGTTACAAGCTTGAAATGGGAAACATTGGTTGGAGAGAAAGGTGCTCCGGTAATTGCCGATGTCGTTTCTTTTGATTCTTCCGCTCCGGAGAAGACGCGGGAAGTAATCAGCAAAATGTCCGGTGATATTCCCAAAATAGCTGTAAAGCGTGGCATGAACGAAAGCGACTATCAGGAATATAAGAATCTGGAACGTGATGCGCAAGGAGATGCAGAGCAAATGGAGTTGCTGAATCTTTCTTTTAAAGACCAGGATTTTGTGTATAATGCAGTGCGTGGTCGTGTAGAATGGTTGTCTATGCAGTATATGAGCCGTGCAGGATTTAACCTATCTGCGAAAAATAATAACGGTATTGTAACCACTGAATTTGTAGGCTGCGGTATGCCGGAAAAGAATAGAAAGAAATCTTCTGCAGATTGGGCTGATGCAGCAAAAGCTGATGGTTTGCAGGATATTGAAAACGTGCTGACGGATGCAGCAGCAGTAGGCAATAGTTTGCGCTATATTATTATGCTGACATCAGATTTTACATTGTTGAAGAAACAGAAAGCTACCATTGATAAAATTAAAGGTTGGATTAATCAGACCTCCAAGGTTGTTATTACAAAGAAAGTTATCAACGAGTATTTGGCAGAACAGGAGAATCCGGCACAGATTATCACTATCAATCCGGCTGTGCGTATTGAAGATGCAAACCACAAACGTACTACTGTTTGCCCATGGAAGAAGCACCGTATCTGCTTCCTTGAGGATTTGAATGTTGGTAATATCCAGCACGGTCCTATTATGGCTGAAAATTCGGAGTCTTTGAAGAAGAAAGCAATCATGGTAAAGAAAGACTTTATCTTGGTTACAAAATTCTCTACTGAAGAGCCGTTCAAGGAGTGGACCAAGGCTGAAGCTAATGCAATTCCTGTAGTTAATGACCCGGAAGCTATGTATATCTTGCAGGCTGACGGTAAGGAATGGCCGTCAGACGAAGCAACAGAAGGTACGGATAATATTCCTGCTAAGTTCTTAGGTCAGGAAGTGGAGGATGAAAACTTAGAACCGGGTGACGAAGAATAATACAGTTATGGCAACAATCAGAGAAACGATACTGGAATATCCCTCTATTGGAGATATGGAAGGCTTCTTGGAAAAGGTAGTATTTGTAAAGCGTGGTATTAATCCCGAAGAACAATGTACTACTGATAATATAAAGCAAGTTGGTCTATGTGTCGCTGATACGTATGCCATGCTGATAAATTCTCCGGATTTCACGGAAAACAAGTTATCTGTCTCTCATCCCCGCTCTTACTATATACAGACTGCAAAGCAGTTATATATTGAGAACGGGGAGCCTGAAAAGGCTGCCAAATTAGGAAAGAAAATCATTATTAGGGGAAGGGCAAGGAACGCATGGTAACCAGATATCCTCATACTGCCTTGATAACTTATGAAATTGGCGGAAAATTAGTCAATGGTGAGTGGGTTGATGGAGAAACAAAAACTCTGTCAGTAAAGGGAAGATATGATTCCGTTAGTGATGGGCGTATAGTTATGAAGAAAAACAGCCTTGGCGACGAAAAGCAAGTACATGGCTATTTCTATACTAAAGTCCGTCCTGATATTGATGTTAAATATTTGCGTTTACAAGTTCTTTCTCTTAATGTTGATGTGGATATAATTTGCTGGGAACCGTATCAATCCCATTCAATTATAAATGTATGAAATCAGGACTGACGCCTTTGTTTTCGGATGCGGATATAGACCGCTGGTTTGACAAATTCCAAGAACGAGCAGAAGAAAGGATTTTTAAATTACTTTCTGCTGCCGGAGAAAAATTTGTAGAAGTGGCCCGTAAATCGGGTAACTATACAGACCGCACAGGCAATCTTCGTTCTTCTGTAGGCTATATAATAGCTATGGATGGAGAAACCGTTTCTGAAAACTTTGAGAAAAGCGGTAAGGGGAATGACGGTGATACTGGTATTTCCAAAGCCAGACAGTTGGCCGAAGATATTTCTTTGGCTTATCAAGGCAGTTACGTACTGATTGGTGTTGCCGGTATGGAATATGCGGTTCATGTTGAAGCCAAAGGAAAAGATGTGGCTACTACGGGATATATCCAATGTCAGGAGTATTTGCGTAAGGCATTGATTAGGGTATTTGAAAAAATCTAGTTTATGGATGAATTTGATGTAATAGATTTCGTATATGAAGCGATAGAAGCTGCCGGTACTGGAATTGCCATATATAAAGACAAATCTGAGGCCGGTGTTAAGGACGAACATATCGTAATTAATCATCTATCATTAACGGAGTTGGATTTCATTAATAAAATCCCTGTAAATGTGAATGTGTTTGTTCCTTTGAAGCATAATGGAATGTATCAGCGTCAACGTATGAAAGAGTTAAAACGTATGGTGCGTAAGGCTCTTGCTTCGATAAATAGCGATGATGGCAATTGTAGAGAAATAGAGGATTTCCTAAGTATTCCGATACCGGATTTAAAAGAGGGATTTATGTGTACTAATATTCGATTTAATGTAAAAGTGGATAATTGATTATGGCAGAAACAAAAACGGTAAGGCCTATTGCTATGGGCGTAGGCGCGATTAGAATTGCAGATGTTGGTGATGGAGTGCCGGGAACGGATTTTACCACACTTCCCTTACCCACCAAAAGTAGTGTTGCTTTCAACTTTGCAGACCCTAAGGAAGTGAAGATAGACATTGAAGGCAGTACCGAACCATTATATGTGGAATTTGTAAAAGATACCACTGATTATATTGAGTTCTCTATTCCTACTCCAAGTAATGATACAATAGCATTGCTTGCCGGTGGAACCGTTGACAAAGGGGAAGAATTATCTCCAAAGGATGTTTGGAATAAGCCTACGGACATTCCGTCAATCAATAAGACATTCCAATGCGAAACATTGCCCAAAAAGGGAAAGAAAGTGGTATATACGGTGGTTAATGGTAAGATTGTGGCTAAGATTTCACAGGCGCCGGGCGCAGAACAGGCAGAATTATTGTTGGTTCGTGTGTACGTACAGGCAGCTATTACAGAAGAAGGGGAAACCAAAACTGCCTTTATGCGTGAAGTTGTTGATGCAATACCCAAGGCGAGGGCAGCCAAAGCTGCATCCAAGTAAATAACTATGGTTCTATATAGCTCAGTTGGCAGAGCGCATTGTGTAATGAGGTCGGCGGTTCGAGTCCGCCTATAGAAACAAACTTTTGATGGATAGGGGCGAAACAATTCTATAATAGTCGCGAATATTATGGAATTTTCCCGGAAGTACAACGGGATAGCCCCTTTGGATAAATTTATGAGCGTAAAGAATTTGTTTAAATTGGAGTCAGCTTCCATAACGGAGCAACCAGTCAGAATACCATTTGATTTTAGCGAGAAAAAATCTATTCCGGCAGGAAAGGAAGTCGGGGATAGTATAGTTATACGTCCGATAACGGTTAGGACATGGTTTAAGTTGCGACCTCTTTTACTTGAAATAGAACCGGCGGACCTTGATAAGATGATTGTCAAGTCTGATGAGCCGACTAGTGATTTTCCGGTTATGATGGATAAGTATGGAGAGTTGCTTTTTGATATTGTATGTTTGGGCATTCATAATAAGCCGTCGGAGCCACCGGCATGGTTTCGCAATGTTCTTATGGATAATTCCACATGGGAAGATATACGAATACTTCTCAATGCCATATTCTTTAGAATAGGTTACTTCCCTTTTTGCGACTCTATCACGATGCTTCAGAACGTGAGCCCATTGGGAGAGACGGAGATAATAGCCGCTCAGAAGAATCTGCAAAGTTGGCAGGATACAGTCAAGCAAGATTCTTAGTTATAGTGCATGATTCGTTAGGATTGACTTATAAGGAAACAATGGAAAGCAGTTATTCCTTGATTGAAATAATGATGCAGGAATATGCTTCTGTGATGAAAGAAAGAAACCGGACAGTTGATGAAGATGGAGAAACCGAAGGTGTGGATTATGAATGGGTTGAGTTACCAAGTTTTGATGATCCGACAAAAACAATTCGGATGAAGAGGTACTATGATATTGAAGGCGCAAAAGCGAAATAATGCCTGTTTTTATATATTACAATGTTGAAACATTGTTTCATGTCTTGTTTTTAGAGGTTGATGCCCCGTGTCTGTGAAGATATGGGGCTTTCTTATATTTTAAAAATAAATGAATTATGGGTATTCAGAATAAAGATGGTGCATTATATTTTGCTACAGGCATAGATAATACCGGACTTTATAAAAGTCGTCGGGAAGCTATTGGTATAATAAAGGCGATGGCTGATGAAATTACATCGTTTGATGTGTTCGGAGGTATCGGTATCAGTGCAGGGATAGCCTTTGCTCGTGCGGCCAAAGAATCATACGATTTTGAAAAACGTTTTCAGAAAGCCATGCTTGAAGTTGCTACTCTTTCTAAAGAGGTAGACGGTAGTTTGACAGAATACATGAATCGTGTTATGGATATGATTCGTGATATTCCTATTGCCGGTGATGAAGCGGCTAAAGCATTGTATCAAATCGTGTCTGCTGGTCATGATGGAGCAAATGGTATGGAAATTTTAGAGGTGTCCGCTAAGGCGGCTACCGGTGGTCTGACTGAAACGGCAACGGCTGCTGATGCCATTACTACTATCTTGAATGCTTACGGTATGCAGGCAGATAAAGCAAAATCCGTGTCCGATAAGCTATTTACTACGGTCCGTTTAGGTAAGACCACGTTTGGGGAACTTGGCACAAGTATTGCCCAAGCAGCACCGATTGCTGCTTCATTTGGCATAAGCCTTGATGATGTACTGGCTGCTGTGGCTACTATAACTAAGCAAGGTGTACCGACATCGGAAGCCATGACAAAGATACGTGCTGCTATACTTGGTACAGCTAACCAACTCGGAGATGCAGCTTTCCAAGGCCGTACATTCCAAGAAGCATTACAGTTGATTTACGATAAAGCTGATGGTTCTGCAACCAAGATGAAAGAGTTGCTTGGTACTGATGAAGCATTGCAAGCTGCATTGGCTCTTACCGGAAAGAATGCCAAGGGAGCTTCTAAGGATTTGGCGGAGTTGGGAAATTCCGCTGGAGCTGCGGAAACTGCTTTTAAAAAGATGAATGATAGTACTGAAAATCAGTTGGTACTTCTTCGTAATAATATAACTGCGGCACTCCGGCCGATGGGCGAGGAAATAATGAAGCAAGTTGCCGATATTGCTGAAAGTTTTAATAATGCGTTTTCTAATGGGGATTTGGTAAACACATTATCTACCTTGCAAGATTTGTTGGTAGTAGGTGCTACGGCGTGGGGAAGCTATCGTGTTGCGGTATTGCTCGCTGCGCAAGCAGAGTTGTATCAACAAGGATTGGCTAAAGGGTGGACCCTATCGATGCAACTTCAAGCAAACTGGCTTAATATAGTCAGCAAGGCAAAGGAAATACTTGCCATGAAAACAAAAGCATTGAATGCTATAATGGCTAAAAGTCCTTATGTGCTTATTGCAACAGCTATAACTGCTTTGGGATATGCCATATATAAGCATATAACATACGTTAGTGAAGCAGAGAAGGCAAATAGGAAATTAAATGAGTCTTATAACGAGTGCATAGCATTACAGTTGAAAGAGAAAAGAGCCTTGGATGATGTATTTTCGGCATTGGCTCGCGCTAAGGAAGGGACAGAAGAGAGAAGGAAAGTGATAAACCTGATAAACGGACAGTATGGAAGTTATCTTAGTAATATGCTTACTGAAAAATCCTCTGCAGAAGAAATCAAGAGTGCCTATGACCGTATAAATGCTTCATTGAAAGAAAAGATTGCCTTACAGATACAAAACCAAGCTACCGATGAAATCGCTACATCTGGAGTAAAGAAGCAGGCTGATGAGTTGGATAAATTGCGTAAGGGGCTTTCACAATATTCAAACAACGATGGATTGGTAGAGCTAACTGTTCAGAATATTGTAGATAAGGTGACAGAAGCTCAACGAACTGGAACGGGAAACATGAAAGTTTTGTATGATACACAAAGAGAGCTACTGAAAGGTATTGCCAGTGGTAATAGGCAGTTAAGTGATGAGGTTGTGGATGCTTTGGATGAGTATATCAGAAGCGTTTATTCGACCGAATATAATATCTATCAAGCAAAAAAGAGATTTGCTCCGTTTATCAAAGGTCTGACTTCTGTCAATACTGGTACAACCACTACGACTACTACGACAACCGGCACAACTGTAGTTAATACAGAACCGGATAAAAAAGATTATAAAGGCGATATTGAGAATGCAAAAAAAGAACAGGGAAAACTGTTTGAACAATTCTCAATGGATTTGCAACAGATGAGAATCGATGCAATGGAAGAAGGGGAAGAAAAGTATCAAGCCCAGCGCCGTTTGGATTTTCAGAAAGAGTTGTTTTCGATAAAAGAACATGGAGAAGCTTTGATAAAGGCTCAACAAGAAATCGAAAAAAAACAATGGGAGGAAAGGAATAAAGGCAAGAAGAATAATGAAAAGGGAGTTTTCAAGCCTACAACTACATCCATAGAGCAGTTACCACAAGAGCAGCGCGATTTATTGAGTAATATGTATTCTGAAGCTCAAGTTAAGAATCTGATGAATGAAGAAAAAATACTCAAGGAAAAATACGATGCCCTTATTGCCCAACTTGATGATTATAAGAGCCGAGAATACACTATAACCAAAGAATGGGATGAAAAGATTGCTCAAGCAGCAGGAAATGAGGAATTGGTAGATAAGCTAACCAAAGGCAAAGAAAAAGCCTTGAATGAGTTAAATACACAGATGTTGATGCAGTCGGATGAATGGGTAAAATTGTTCGGTGATTTGGATAACCTTACCATTTCCGAAATAGAAAATCTTATTCAGATAATCAAGTCGAAAGCTAAGGATTTGAAGCTGGACCCTATTAACCTGGATAAGGTCTTGGAGAAGCTGAAAGATGCGGAGAATGAAATCAAATCCCGTAACCCGTTCCGTAGCTTGGTTACTCATATAAAAGAATATCAGAAAGAGGCTGATAAGACTAAAAAGAAAGCATCCTTAAAAGAAATATTTGGTGATACTTCCGAAGTGCTTGGAATGGTGAACGAATGTTTTGATTCGGTCATAGGCGGTTTAAAGAACATGGGATTGGCTGGGGATGAAGAAACCCAAAAGTTACTTGGAAGTATATCCAATATGGTTGGGTCGGCAGGTGAACTGGCCGGCGGTATTGCTTCCATGAATCCGGCTGCTATGATTTCAGGTGCCGTTGGGCTTATATCTTCTGCATTTGATGTCTTTGACCGAAGAAGTCGTAAGGCTAATCGGGAAATCAAACAGCATCAAGAGAATGTGAAAAATTTGGAAAAGCAATACCGGCAGTTGGAACGTGAAACAGCCAAAGCTATCGGCAGTGAGAAATATAGCAAGCAGATAGAGCAGGTAAATAACTTGTATCAAAAGATAGCGGAAACTGAGGGTATGATAGCTGCAGAGCAAAGCAAAAGGTCTAAAAAACGTGACGACGGGAAGATTGCTGATTGGGAAAGCCAAATAGAGGATTATAGGGATAAGATAGAAGAACTCAGGCAGGGAATTATAGATGAATTATCAACGACTGATTTGTATTCATTTTCCAATGATATGGCTTCGAGTATTGTCGACGGATTATGTAATGGGCTTGATAACGGCAAAGAAGCTATACAGGAAAAGATAAATGACTTGATGAAGAATGTCATATCTAAGCAACTGGACGTTTTTGTAATCCAAAAATCGATGTCCGGTATGTTTCAAAAAATGGCAGATGCTTTTAATGAAAACAGTGCCGGCGGCTTTGAACTTACCAACTGGGAGATAGACCAAATTGTTACAGCGGGGCAGAAGGGAAAAGACCAGATATTGGGACAGTTGGGGCGTTATCAGGAATTGTTAAAGAAGTTGGGGCTTGTAAATAGCGAAGTTGAGGATGAAATAGAGAATGGCGTTACCGGTGAGTTGCAGGCTGCGGTAACTGAGGGTACCGCTTCCCAGCTTGTAGGTCTATGGAATATGTCTGCTTTAGATATACGTTCTTTGCTTAATTTGAGCCATGAGCATTTTATAGAATGCCGGACGCAGCTTGCCAATATAGCTAATATTTATGTGCAGATTGTTGGGATAAACAATAATACAAAAGCAACGGCAGATAATACCGGTACTCTTGTTGAAGAACTGAGAACGGGTATCAAATCATTGGAAACAAAGCTTGATGAAATAAGAAAAAACACTAAAAACTATAATGGGAGAGGATAGTATGGAACTGAAAGAACGAATTGCATTATTGGCGGGTGCTGCCGGAGCCTGCGATGAAGGGCTTCAAGAGTTGGCGGAAACAAAATCCAAGGCAGAGATGATTAGATGTTTCTTTGATAATATTAAGTTTTGTCTTTCAAGACATACCCCATCAAGTGCATTTATTCGCTCTAATTTTGGAGATATAATGCACGAACAAGGATTATATGCCGATGAAACAGTAAATGTGAAAAATCAAAAGGAAGTAGCCTTTGTGGGGGAATGTTATGCCGTAGTGGAAATAACAGAACGCATGATGTGCCGAATATGGGCTGCTGATAGTACAAAGCTGAATCTTCGGGCTTCCAATGGGGCACGCTTGATTATAGATGCTTTGGATAATGCGGATATAATCGTAGATGAATGTAGTGGTGCTCATGTTACGGTTTATCTATATGGCAATGCAACTTGTACGGGAGCTGATTTGATAGTTCGGAAAGGAGACACTTATGAGTTATAAACTTGACGATATAGATATATCTTCTTACGATGCTTTCCCCTATGTAGGTCAGACAAAAGATTGTATTGCCATATCAGGAGTATTTGACCTTCCTAAGCGTAAAGGAACAACGGAATATAATTGGGGAACCGGTATTGAACCGTTTGTCGATGCAGAAGATATTGAATTGGATGGCCGGACTTTAGTTCTATCTTTGGTGGTTCGTTCTGAAAATGTAAAATCCCAATTAGACAAGCTAAAGAAGGCTTGTATTTCATGCAGGCGTTTATTGACTGGATTTGGTAGCTTTAATGTTATCTGTAAGGATGAGATTTCTGTAGAAGAATATGTTTCTTTAAATATGGCTATTGTGCAAGTAAAATTTTGGCAACAAAGTTATATTCCGGCAGAAATAGGCATTAATCCGTCAGGTGGGAATAACTACGTAATGGATGGCTATTCTTTAAGTGCTGATTTTGGGATTTATGTATCTTCTCGTTCTGGTGTTGAGACTATTGGGAAGCGGATAGAGATTGGTACGACTTTGCCATATATGCAAAATAAATATCGTGAGCCTACCACATTGACATTAAAGTGTACTATGCTGGGAAGCAGTTTGGAAAGGTTATACTCAAGCATGAGCAGGTTTTCAGCTTTGTGTATTAGTCCCGGTCTTAGAAATTTGATTCTGAAAGATAATGAACGCATGGGAATATATTTTAAAGATGGAATAACCGTTACAGTGCGGACTAAGCATGTATTGGAATTCGATTTAAAATGTAGAGTAATGCAGCAATGATTGACATCTTAGAGGTATATCGTGTAGTTTCTGGAATTGATACCAAGGTAGCCAGTATTGCATCTGATGATGCTATATTGGCTAATGGCATAATGAATAAGAATGAAGTATCGGTAACTGTGGTTACTGATACCATTCCTGATATTCAAGAGGGGGATTTTATAAGGATTGGCGGAATAAAATATAAAATTAATCGTGCACCTGAATTTGCAGATAAAAGTTCTGTGAATCATACTACAACGTTCCTATTTGAAGCACCGGAATATACTTTAATAGATAAGATTCTCACCAATAAAATAACCAAAAGCGTTCGCGTTACTCTTACGGGAAAATTGAGGGATTGGCTGGAATTGTTGATATGGAATGTCAACAAGACAAATGACAATCCTTTAGGGGTAGATATGGGGTGGCAGCTTGGTAATATTCCTGATACAGAATATATGACATTGTCATTTGACGGGATAGATTGCCGTAGTTTATTATCAGAGTTGGCTTCGGCGTATGGCTATGAGTATTATGTACATGACCATACGATAAATTATGTATCACGCATTGAAAATGAAAGAAATCTGACATTTACACAAGGGCAAGGTGGTGGATTGTATGAGGTGGAGCAAAGCAACGTTGATAGTGGTGATGTTACTACCCGTGTATATCCAGTTGGTGGAACAAAGAATATGACCCCAGGGGAAGGCGATGAAGAAGGACGTTTGATGTTGCCCGAAAAGTATTTGGAAAACTTTTCAGAAACCAATCGGGTAGTTGAGAAAAAGATTGTCTTTGATGATATTCATCCCTCTTTTTCTGGTTTTGTTGAGAATCCTACGGGGGAGAATTATCGTGAGTTTATATGCCATGATATTGATTTTAATATCAAAGAACTGGCTATTGGCGATGATGCGCGTATTAATTTCCTTACAGGAGATTTAATGGGAAAATCCTTTGAGTTTAAGTGGGATAATGCTAATAAGAAAATAACCCTGATCTATCAAGAAGATGAATTGGCTCCCATTGACCCAGAAACCCAAAGCAGACCTCTTATTCCATCAGCGACTAAACATTTGAGAGGTGGTGAGAAGTTTAATTTTACCGGTATTCGTCTCGGAGAGGCATACAAGCAAGCTGCAATATCAAAGTTGCGTGAGAAAGCTACGGATTGGCTTGCTTTTAATTCGCAAAAAAGGGTAAAGTTTACTCTTGATGTGGATTATCGTTATATGAGGGACAAGGGTGGCTTAGAGTGTGGGGATTTGATAACAGTAAGCATACCGTCGCGTAATATCAGTAGAATCATTCGTATTGTTTCCACAGAAAAGAATCTGAAAACCGGAAAACTTTCGTGTGTCGTATCAAACTATCTGACAGAGAAATGGGAAGATAAGATAGAAGGACAGATAAGTTCTATGCAGGCCACTATAAACGGCGGTGGTGGAAATGGTAGTGTTACGGTTCTGGAAAAGTATGATGAAAGACCTTTTACAGATAAGAATGTACTCTCATCACTTCGCACGTTGAAGGAAATAGCGGAAAATGCAATAAGCAAAAAGTTAAACGATACAGCAGCGGGGTTAATAACATTTTTAAAAGGCATCAAACTTGGAGATTTCGTTCAAGGTAAATCAGGAGCCAATATTGATGATTTAGGGAATGCTGAATTCCTTACAGCTGTTATTCGGGAACTGCTTCGCAGTACCAAGTTTGTAGATGGATTGATTGGTGAAGGCTGGCAGATATGGATAGACCAACTAACCGGATTAAGCCACCTCACTATAGATAAAGCTACTATCCGGCAATCATTGGTAGCCCTTGAACTGCTAATACAGAAAGTGCGTAGCATAGGCGGTCAATTTATCGTTTCTGCAGCTAACGGAAAAATAAAGGATGTTATTCGCCAAGGAAATAATTACCGCATACTTTTTGAGCAGGAATGTGATTTTATGGGCCATGACTTGATGCGTTGCGCTGTTACTAGTGGTGCGTCTCGCAAGGCTTATTGGGTGGAAATTGCTTCGGCCGATGTAAACGGCGTTACGGTACCTGTTTCCGAATTTGGCGGTGTAGCCCCAACTGTAGGCGATGAGTGTGTATTGATGGGAAACACAGAGAATAGGTTACGTCAGAATCTTATCAGCATATCGGCTACAGAAGACGGTCAGCCTCGTATCGATATTCTTGATGGAGTAAAAGCCAAGAATTTCAACGGCTGTTTGCGCTGTCGTTTCGGTAATTTGGATGGCATTAAAGATAGTTCTTTTCCCGCTGACAAACAACCTAAAGGAAACGGGCTTTATGGTGATAACGTATATTTGAAAGGTACATTTATCTTAATGACCGGTGAGGATATATTGACACGCTTTGAGATTACAGAGGGGAAAATACATTCAGCGGTGGAAGGCTTGCGCCAAGAAATACGTGAGGAGCAAAGTTATTTCGATAACACTTCTTTCGCTAACGGTATGGAGAAATGGACAACAGGAAAGAATGCGACTTTGCTGACATTGGGCGGAAAGTGGATATGGGCGAATAACGGTCCTTTGTCGACAAAACCGGGCGGTCATGCTGAAATACGTACAGACGGAAAGATACCATACGCATATATCCGAAGCAGCTACATTATGCAACGGTTGGAAGATTTTCGCTTAGTGCCGGAATATAAGCAAACCAATAGTGAGGGGCTGAGGGTGCCGGGGGTTGTGTATTTGTCTTTTACATATCGTGTAGTCAAAGCAGGTAGTTTGAAGATTGAGTTTGTTAATGCCGATAAAACCGGATTTGAGGATTTTGCCATGTTCGGATATGAGGAAGAGCTTCCAGTATCTAGTACCGAGAGAATGTTTACACTTGATGGATTGTGGAATGGTACAGGGGATTTTAAGCTTTCTTTTACAGGTGTCATTTATATTTCTTTGCTGGTCTTCTCTACAAATAAAGCGGATGCACTTACCTACAAATATCGGACACTGTTTGAACAATCGGAACGATTGGTAAAGATTTCGGCAGCGGTCTTCGATAAAGATGGTAATGCGCTAAAAGAGACCGGTCTTGTCATAAAACCCGAAGGTTCCGGTCTGTATGCGCAGGACAATACAGGAAAGATTGCCCTTATCGGGGTGAGTGTGGAAGAAGAGGATGAATATGGAAACCCTGTCAGCAAAATCAAGCTAACCGCTGACCATATACAGTTGGAGGGATTGGTAACTGCCAACGGCAACTTCAAGATACTGGAAGACGGCAGCATTGAGACGACCAACGGCAAATTTACTGGAGAGATAGACAGTAACAAGGGGAAAATCGGCGGCTTTGAGATAGGGAACGGCCGTATCGGTTCTGTGGCCGACTCTCACGGGAGCGGTGGCGGTCTTGCCATTTATGATGATTTTTTCCGTGTCGGCGGCAGCAAAGGATATGTGATGTTCGGTGATGATGTGATACCGTCTTCTGCAGGAGGAGCTTTTACCGCTGTCGGTCGTATCGTGAACTCAGCCCCCAATATATACGGGAATTACGGCTTCGACCAAGCGAACTATGGATTGTTTATAGATGTTACCGGCGGTACGAAGAACTACGGTATCAGCAGCAATGCGGCATTACTTGCCCCGGCGTTTATCAATACGAAAGCCAAGCTGCTTACCTTCGGAAGTGGAAACTACACGGTGGATTTCTCACAACACAATATCATTTTGATGTATTACAATGAACCCAACTACAGTAAGGTAGAGGTTACGCTGCCGTCGGAAAGTTCTGTGGCATACAAGTTCGGCATGAGTTACTTGCCTACCGATTTTGCAGCCATTGTCACGTTCAGGGTCAGACCCGGTTCAAAGAATATCATACTAAAAGGTATCTATAACCACAATGAAGATTTGCAAAACTACGAGATGGCATCCGGGGACTCCGTAACGGTACTTATTACAAAAGCGGACGGATTCCGTTACCAGATATTGAATCATTCATCCTAAAAAACAGATATATATGAAAAAGTTAGATTTCAGGAATTTCAGCGTTCCCACCGGAATAACCCGTCAGACGAGGGAGGTTTTCGATGCACGTGAGCAGATAGCCGATTTGCTGTATACGCGTGTCAGTGGCATCAAGGCCCATCGGCTTGCGTTCAAGATTTTCGAGAGTACCGGCGAGACCGAGTTCAGCGATGAGGAAACCGGGATGATACACATGGCGGTGGAACGCTATTGTCTTCCCAATGTGATAGATGCCCTGAACGAAATCCTGGGCGGGTCAGAAACCGATAAAAACGAATGAGTATGGCAGAAATGACACAAGAAGAACTGGTTCAGGAAGTGCTGGACCGTGTACTCCAGAGTTCTACCGGCGTGGAGGACTTGGAGACCGTCACCTCGCTGAGCGGTGTGAAATCACTGCCCGGGGAGAAGGACGGCAAGATGGTGAACGTCCCCCTGGAACTGATAGGGAAGCCTGCGAGCGATGCCGCCGCCCGTGCCGAGGCTGCCGCCAAGAAAGCGGAAGGAGCCGTAGCCGGACTGGAGGAAAAGACCCAGGCCGCCACGGAAGCGGCCACCAAGGCCAACGAAGCGGCAGCCAAGGCAGAAAACGCCGCTGCCAAGGTGGAACAGACTACGGCAGCAGCCATCGGCGGGGCTACCGCACGCTTTTCCTCATGGATGGAAACAGGCAACGTTTTACCTGACAAGAGTACCAAACCGGGCGGCAGCGTAGTGTATGTAGCGGATGCCGGGAAGTTCGCCTACCACATGGACTCCACCCTGTACGGGGACTGGGATGTGGCGGGTGTGCCTCCTGCCGGCATATTCATGAATGCGGACCGGACAGCCATCCTGCCGGACAAGCTCTACCTGCTGGGTGATGCCGTATATACCGGAACAGGCGGCAGCCTGAGACTGCTGGCCTACCGGCATGAGGTGATGAGCGGGGAAGCTTACGAGGCGCTGCAGGACAAGGATGCGAATACGCTGTATCTGATTTATGAGGAGGATTGACGATGATAACCATAGGCGGTAAGGAAATAACGGCTGCGTATGTGGGGAAACGTGCCCTGTCGGCTGTCTATGCCGGGGCAAGACTGGTGTGGTCTGCGATAAGCAGCTGTTTCGGACTTGGATACTGGAAAGGCGACGAGCCGTGGAACGGATCGGACGCATGGAACGGTAGCAGTAAAACTGATAAATGAATGATTATTATAAAAGGACAGTATTATGGCAAAAAGGAAAATAAGCGGAATCATCAACGCGACCGAGCATCCGATGAATCTTGAAACACCATGGAATCAGAAACAGCCGGACGGCACCTATCATGCCTATGCAGGCGATGACATCGAAGCGTTCCTGAAGAAGGAACTGTCAAACCGTACCCCTACCGAGGAACTGGTGAGCGGCGAGACGAAACCTCCTACATCCGGAACGGTGTTCGATGCGATGGTGGGTACGGTGACGGACGTGGATGTGCAGGACAGCGAGGACGGCACCCAGTACGTGATGACCGTCAAGCAGAAGGACAACCAGGGCGGCGAGAGCTCGAAGGAAGTGCGCTTTTCCAAGTACACGGACGATGACAAGGTGGTGGTGAACATCGACCTGACGGACAGCGGCGGTGCGGGACTTCCCGCCTCGCAGTATCTGGCACTGGGCAGCGGCTTTGTGGTGAAATACTCCGTAGGTGTGGGCACTGCCGGTGGCGGTACGGTGGACGGCTACAGCGACCTGAAAGCCCGTGTAATCGTGAAACGCGGTTCGACCGTCATCAGTGAGTTCCGGGATGCGGAGTTTGTGGGCGTTACAGCCGGACAGAGCTATACCTTTGACGCTTCGCCCTATCTGAAGGATGCCACTGCCTATACCGTACAGGTGGAAGCGCAGGCAACTTACCAGGACGGCACGCTGATGAAGACGGCCACGGCCAAGGTGACCATGGTGGCCATGGAGCTGGAGACCACCTACTCGGCGGGCAACGGGCTGGCCGACGGGGGATATAAAAATGACGTGAACATCCCCTTTACTGCCAAGGGCACGAGCGGTGAGAAGAACATCTACTACCGCGTGAACGGCGGACAGGCCTTTACCCTCGGTCTTTCGGCCGGCAGCGGTGTGCAGCAGAAGAACGTGACCATCCCCCTGACACAGATGCAGGAGGGTACGAACGTGGTGGAAGCCTACGCGCAGCATGAGAACTCCGGTGTGGTGAGCCGGGTGCATTACATTACGCTGCTGAAGGCAGGCGGAGGTGTGACAGCGTATGCCGGCCTGATGTTCAGCCACCGGGCAGCGGGGTTCCAGCGTGACTGGAAACACCCGGTGCTGGAGGCAGAGCAGTTCACGGCATGGAACTTCACGTATGCCGGCTATGACCGCGATGCGTACACGGCCCGTGTGAAAGTGACCGACCGGGGCAGCGTGGTGAAGGAAGACCTGCTGCAACGCGGTGAGACCGGCAGCTACGGACGGACGAACGTGAACGTGGAACCGTTGGACTACCGTGTGTCATGCGGCGATGCCGTGCTTGAGGTGCAGGTGAACACCACATCGCACCCGGACATTGAAGCCACGCTGGCACCGGATGCCGTGTGTACGTTTGACGCCTTCGGGCGAAGCAACACGGAAAACAACCCGGCAAGCTGGGTGAGCGGTGACAAGCGTATGGAGTTCCGGGACGTGCTGTGGAGCGTGAACGAATATGGTGCCGGTAGCGGCTGGCACAAGGACCGCCTGCTGCTGGCCGGTGGTGCAGGTATGACCCTGACCGCTGACGGCGGTTACCGCCCCTTCAACGAGGCGGACAAGCCCGAGGGATTTGCCATCCGTGACGTGGGCATGACGCTGGAGATAGAATACAGCACGGCCAACGTGACGGATACGGATGCCGAGCTGATCACCTGCCTGGGGCAGCTGGACAACGGCAACCGGTACGGGCTGATTGTGACTCCGGAAGAGGCCAAGTTCCTGACCGGTGTGGTGACCGAGGCGATGGATGCCGGACAGATGCTGCGCTATGAAGACTCGGTGGGTACCAAGTTCCAGCCGGGTACGAATATCCGCATTACCTACGTGTTCTATCCGAACGTGCAGACCAACGAACAGCGCACGCTGATCGGTTTCTATGTGAACGGTGAAGAGTCGGCTGCTTCCAAGTGGCTCGACAAGGTGAATTTTGACATTCAGAGCCAGTTGGAATTTAAGTCGGCGGGTGCCGACCTGAACGTGAAGAGCGTGCGTATCTATAACAAGGCGCTGACCTCGGACGAGGTGCTGAACAACTACATCGTGGACCGCAACCACCTGGAGGATGCCGACGGGGAACCGGGCGTGCGCTCACTGGATGAGGACAACCGCGTGCTGAATGAAGGAGATACGGTGAGCATGGAGAAGCTGATGGGGCTGATGAAGAAGCGCCGGAACTCGATCCTGGTACTGATAGGCACGGGCAGCGTGGGCAGTGAGGTTCCGAGCGACAGCGACACGCTGAACGTGGTGGATGCACTGGCCCAGCTGAACGACAAGAAGGCCAACAAACTGGTAAGGGAGGTCCGTTTCTATAACGGAGAGGACAGGACGCTTGACTTTATCCTTACCAACGTATATGTCCGTATTCAGGGTACTTCTTCCGTGAACTATGCCAGAAAGAACTTCCGTTTCTACTTCCAGAAGACGGCAAGCGGCTGGACGGTTACATTGAGCTACGGGGAGATTGACGGAAACGGCAGGCAGAAGAATCCGGTGGTAACTACCGGCAAAAAAAATCTCTTCAAGTTACGCAGGAACTCGGTAGGCGCGAAGCTGGCATGTTCCAAATGCGACTTCTCGGACTCGTCCATGACCACCAATACCGGAGGTGCGAAGCTTATCAATGACGGACTGAAAGAGATGGGGCTGCTTACGCCTGCCCAGCGTTACGCCAAAGACCATGGGCTGGAGGATGATTACCGTTCGGCCATCGACGGCCTGCCGTGCGACCTGTTCGTAGCGAAGAGTGCCGACGAAGACCTGACCTATTACGGCCAGTACAACATGAACAACGAGAAGAGCGACAGCTACCCCATCTTCGGGCAGGATGAGACCATCGGCGGCGAGAAATGGGGCGAGGGCGACACGCTGAACTACCTGGAAGCCGACGAGGAAGGACACAAGCAGTACCTGCCCGTCTGCTTCGAGACGCTGAACAACTCCAATCCGCTGTGCCTGTTCCACTGGTTGCCGAGTACCGAACCGGAGCATAAGGATTTCATGGACTACAACTTTGACGGAGGACTGGAATTTAATCATCCGAAAGATACCTTCTGGTCGGACGGAGGCGGTGACGCGGAGGAAGAACCGAACCTGAAAGACCACCTCGGTACCGGTGACAAGTACGACAAGATGTACAAGGCCACCGACCGCATGATGAGTTTCGTCTACCGGTGCGTAAAGGAAACGCCTGCGGGCAGGAACATGGTTTACAGCACGGAATCCCATTCGTTCGAGGGGGTGGACTATGAGGACGACGGCGACAAGTTCCCTACCGCCAAGTGGCAGAGCGATACGTTCAGGAAAGAGGCCGGGAAGTATTTCGACCTTCCCCACCTGATTGCCTACTATCTGTACGTGCAGTTCAACCTCGGCGTGGACCAGCTTGCGAAGAACATGCTTATCCGCACATGGGACGGTGTGAAATGGTCGATTGACTATTATGACGGCGACTGCCAGCTCGGTTCTGACAACAAGTCGTTCCTGACCGGGAAGTATGACGACAACCGCCAGACGAAGCGCGACGGGGCTTATGTGATGCAGGGTCATAACTCGTGGCTGTGGAACCTCATCGTGGCCAATTGCTGGGACATGATTGTGGAGATTATGGTGAGCGGATGGAACGGGGGCGCAAGCTTCATGAGTGCCTTCAGTATCCAGAAAGCCATTGACCATTTCGATACCGAACAGATGAAGAAGTGGTGCTCACGCCTCTATAACAAGTCCGGCATCTTCAAATACATCTACCCGTTCCTGAACGAAATGCCGGTGGGTGCTGACGGTGCCAAACAGACCTATCCGCAAATCTACGGTCTGAAGGGTTCGTTGAAAGCACACCGGAACTACTTCATCCAACGCCGGTATGACCTGAAGCAGGTGGAGTACGGCTATGTATCCACGCTGGGTGCCCAGTTCTACCAGAGTACGGCATCGCTGGACAAGGCTTATAAACTGAAACCGATGCAGTACCGGCTGACCATCCCGTACCGTGTGCAGCTCTCCACCAGCAACGGCGTGCAGGCCGACAGCGGCGTGGTGGATGCGGACGTGCTCCATTCCCTGCAGCTGACCCGTGCCTTCGGTGAGAACGACCCGCTGAAGATTATCGGTGCAGCCAAAATCAAGGAGCTGGTATGGCACGAGGATGCGTTCGCAATCGGCTTCAACTTCGGTCTGCTGACCTCACTGGTAAAACTCGACATGAGCGTGGAGAAAGCCAGCGGTTACCGGAACGGCTCGTTCATGGCTTCGACCAATGGTATGCTGCTTCTGGAAGAAGTGAACATGCGGAACAACCGGCTGGCCCGGAACGGGGACAACGGGAATGTGGCCACTTTGGACTTGAGCTGGCAGGGCCGCCTGAAGAAACTGGACGTGAGGGGTACGGGGCTGACCCGTGTGAAACTGGCCACCGGTGCGCCCGTTGTGCAGTTATGCCTGCCGGACACGATTGAGGAACTGTTCCTGGAATATCTGACCAAGCTGTCCGATAGTGGCCTGATACTGGAAGGGATCAATAATGTGCGGGGCTACCGCTACACCAACTGCCCCGGCATCGACGGGTTCGCTATGCTGGAACGCCTGCACCAGGCCAGACTGAACGGCAGCGGCAAGCTGGAGCGCTTCGTGCTGGAGATAGACCGGGAAGACGACGGAACCCTGCTGAAGAAGTATTACGACTACGGAACGTATACACAGACGGGTGCCGTGGATGACCGGCATTCGGGACTGAGGGGCAAGCTGACCCTGACGAAGTATCTGGCCGATGAGGAACTGGAGAAGTATGCCGCCCGTTATCCGGAACTGACCATCAAGCAGCCGCCCTATACGATGATCGAGTTTGACGACAGCGTGGCCGACGATGCCAATGTTTCGAACCTGGACAACAAGACGGGGTACAAATTCGGCAATACGTACAAAATGAGCGGGCATGTGAATGCCATCCTGTCCAAGCGCCACCGCGTATTGGCCAAGGTGACGAAGATGCCCACGAGCCGGAAGGTGGAGATAGCCGGGCAGCAGGTGGAAGTGAACAACCCGGACGGGGAGATGACCTATTTCCCCCTGCATGACGAAAGCTCGAACTTCTATGCCGATGCGGAGGATATGAACGACTGTACGGTGGCGAAGCTGGACGGCAGCGAGGGAGACTGGATGATGTATGAGCCGTTTTACTGGAGCAAAGGCATCAACGATTATTTGAACAACAAGAAGTACGCCTGCTACAGCAGTTATCCGGAGGACGAAATGCCCCCGGTGCCTGAGGCGACGGTACTGACACTGGATGCCATCAAGGAGACACAGGGCGGCTGGCTGGGTGAACGCAAGATCATGAGCGGCAAGCCCACGCTGATGGAATCCTATACGACGGACAAGGCTTATTCCGTGTGCAAAGTGGACGTGTCGGGTTACAGACGTGTCCGCTTCCCGAGCGTTCCAGGAACAGGGCTTATCGGCAGTGTGTTTGCTGATGCGGAGGGAAACATCCTGAAGAGTATTGTGGTGCCGACCATCGGCTTGAAATTTGAAGCCGGCATGTATCTGATAGCAGACGTTCCGGAACGTGCTACAGCCCTGCATTTCTCCATTCTGAACACGGCAGAGTTTGACTGCGTGGTACTGAGCCACAGCGACAAGATAGAGGACATGGAACCGGATTGGGTGGCCAATGAGGAGCATCTGTGTGCCGTTGTGGGCAGTTCGGTGGTGGGCAGTAAACTGCGTGCCTGCATCACCGGAGCTTCGACCACGGCAAGTATGACCTGGACGGACTTCCACTACTACAGCCAGCAGCGGGGTATGCAGCAGATAGATGCGCTGATGCACAGCCGCATCGCGAACCTGAGCTATGCAAAGTACGGGCGCAGGGATATGCAGGAACAATGCGGTGCCGGTCAGCATAACAATAACCGCACAACAGGCGGAACGGCCGAACACGGGATGACAGACACCATCGGCTACGATGAAGCGTATGTCATTAACAACAAAATCACGAATTCGCTGATTGACGGCCTGGTGCACCAGTATGCCTGGTATAAGAGTCGGGACGAATACGGACAGGCGACTGTGGTGCAGGTGAACAATATCTGCTGCCTGGGCTATGAGGACATCTACGGCAACAAGTATGACATGATGGACGGCGTGGATCTGCCGAACGACAGCGGTAACGTGGGCAAATGGCGCATCTGGATGCCTGACGGCAGTATCCGTATGGTACAGGGCAAGAAGGACAGCGGTCAGTGGATTACAGGCGTGGCGCACGGCAAGTATATGGACATGATTCCGGTAGGTAATCTGAACGGATCATCTTCTACTTACTATACCGACATGTACTGGATAAGCACCGCTACGGTCCGTGTGGTCTATCGCGGGTTCAACTATGCGAGCGCGTATGGCGGTGTGTCGAATGCGAATGCGGGTAGCGATGCTTCGTATACGAATGCGTATATCGGCTCGCGTCTGGCCTTCCGCGGCAAAATCGTCCGGGCGCAAAGCGTGGCAGCGTACAAGGCGATACGCGAGGTGGCGTAAGCGCAAAGCGCCAAAGCGTGGAGCGAAGCGACTAAAACGAAAGAACGGGATTCGGATGGTTTCCGAATTCCATTTAAAAGGTATTCAAATACCGGCGAAGCCGGCCGAATTTTTTTAGAATATTGATAGGGTAGGGGAATACAAAACTGAACTGATTTGAGGGTAAACGACCTCAATTTAACTATGTAAAGATAGTGATTTTTGTTGATATTTGCAAGTTATTTTTCTGTTATTTTTAGCTTAGAATTGACCAGTTCAAATGGAATAAAGAGTGCTTTAAATTATACGCTTCGTTTTGTGAAATGAACTTTTCATTTTGAAACGCGCGAACATTTCGATTTGCGGATTATAACACAAGACACATGATGATAACAGACAAAATTAATTTCAAACAGCCGAAGTATGTGCTGCCTGCCATTCTCTATCCGCTACTGCTGATTAGCGGTTATCTGATATTTGATATTTTCGACACTGAACCGGCGAGAACGGAGAATGCCCTGCAAACGACGGAGTTCCTGAATCCGGAACTTCCGCAAGCACGTGTGGATAACAACGGTGGCATCGATGGCAAATATGAGAGCATGGTGAAATCATACGGCAGGATACAGGACTTTTCCGCCGTGGAGAATATAGAACGCAACAACAATGAAGATGACAAAGAAGCATACGAATCCAAATATACGGAAGACGACCTCGCCCTGCTCGACATGGAAGCGGACAAGCGG